TTCAAATTCACAGTGTTGATTTCATTTACCAAGGTAGCACAGCTAGTGCTTCTGCACCTTCCGACATGGGAGGCGCTGGAACTGTCGTTTGTCAAGTTATGGACTTGAACCGAGGTGGACTTGTATTTGCTAATGATCGAGCTTTGGTTGCATCCGGACATCTTGATTATGACCCTACTGGATTTTTGACAAACAGTGCTGACTTGTATCCTGATAACTTTGGAAAAGGTGCAGACGATGGACGATATGTTGTTAACGATGCATTGTATCTTGTTGCACGTTCAAGTTCGCTAGTTGGTACTGCTGTGAACGTCACTGTACGAGTCAACGCTTCCATAGTCACCCTTTCGCAAAAGGACTTCATGGCAATCGCAATCCAATCTACTGCCGCTGACAACTGAGGCTACCTCTTATGACCTCAATTGACGATGCGATTCGTCTCCTTCAGGAGATTAAGGAACTTGGCGGATCGGTGACAACCACACTTGAAAAGGCAAAGCCTGTTGCAAAGAAAGCAAAGAAGGCTGTCAAGAAAGTAAAGCGAGCACCTTCAGCTTACAACAAGTACATGAAGAAACAGCTTGCAATACTGAAGAAAAAACATCCTCGTTCGTCGCACCAGGTATTGTTCAAGAAGGCTGCAAAGTCTTGGAAGCGATCAGCAGAAAGAAAGAGGTCGATGAAATGAAGACACTTGCAAAAGAATTTGGCACATTACGTGCTGACAAAGTAGGGCCGAATTATTCCCTTAATACTGGCGTTTCATCCGAAGGCTGGGAATTAATTTCAGCTACATCTGGAGTGTTTGCTAATCGAACGTATTTTGATTTGGGAGGTCTTTCTATGGAAGACAAAACATTATTCTTTACTGGGGCCACAATGCAAGATACACTTAATCCGAGTGCAAATCCTTCATCCCCTGGTCAACTAGCAATTATGGTGGATGTTATGACTAACAAACCATTGTCAGATGCAGATATTCTAGCGATTCCTGTTTTTGGTAATTCTTCTACTGGTCCTGTTGAATTAACATTCGACCAAACAATATACATGCGCCTTCGAACATGGAACATAGATTTAGATAATCAAGCAGGTGGTTATTTTATTACACTTGCAGATAATCAACTTGGATCACTATCACCTACTGCAAGCGATAGAATTTATTGCACTCGTATAGTACAATTTGCTCCGGTAAATCCTGATGGCATTTATGCTGTTTGGCCTGTTCGTTACATATTGCAAGCAGATGCAAAAGAAGAACCTGAGTTCCAATATCTTATGCGACTTAAGCGTAGTTATGAATTGCAACAACGGGCCGATCGTGATTAAGATGTTTTACGGGCCAATCATTAGCGAAGGCATAGATGATTTCTTGTTTGACCAAATACTTGACCCAATTTTACCTGGTCAAGGTTTACCAATACCTTTGCCAATAAGACTTGGTTTGTATGGCCTTGAATTGCAATATGAAGCAGGTGCAGCTATTGCAGAAGGCAAAGTTGCAGGCAAGTCACAATACACTGGACAAGCTGCACAAGCAGAACGAGCACGATCCCTGGGAATGAATCTCATCTATCAACCAGGAGGCATACAAGTATGACTGAAACTGAAACTAAAACTGTAATTGAAGAATCGAAAACTGCAACTAAAACACAACGCTTTGCCGAGTGGCTCATGAAGCGAGACGAGCGACGCCAGGAGAAGGAAACTTCCCTGGAGGGATTGATGAAGTTCAACATCTTTCTTTCAACTCTTACACTGGTATCTGTGGCTGGTGCGACTGCACTCGACTATGCAATGATTGCATGGCTTTGGGTCTGATAGCTTGAATTTAGTTGCCAAAAAACGCTGTACTGCATATTTTTTTCTCTAGCTGGCGACCAGCTAATTAACCAGGTAATTCCTTGGTTAATCCCAAACCCACTCTGTCCGATCTGGATACCTGTTGTGGAAATAAAGCAACACTTCTCTGTTTGCGTCGCACTTGAGACACACTTCAATAAATCGAACACGATTGTGTGTTGAACCCTGATATTCTCTATCAATAGTAGCGTGTGAACATTCTTCACGTTCACAGTCTTCGCATTGGTCTGGATTGTTCTTACTCATTTCATCGGGCCACAATTCTTCGCAACCGCACCACTGACAGATTCGAAACTTATCCTCATCGTCGCTCATTGACGTGGCCTCCAAACGACATCAGTGTTGCATTCGTCACAGTAACCGAACCAGGCGTAAGTTCCATCGGTAAACTGTTTCCAATCAGCTGGGACATCATTACCGCACTCTCGATGGAACATTATTCGAGATTCTTTGTGCATGTTGTTTGTTCGTCCATGTTTGAGAACCTGATCTCGAACCCATTGTGAGAAGTTCGGCATCTTCTTGCTCAATTCATATGTCGTCGGGCATAGCGTTATTGTTTTGTGGCGCATTATTTGATGTGAACAGATTCCACTATTAAAGTACATACGTATGTATCATCAAAAAAGCAAGGTAAACCTAAATGCAATGGCTAGTTAGCAACGGGTGGGTGAGTGGGGAACTAACTTAGTACACGTTTGCCACCGGGGGCTCGCTACGCTCGCGAAGATAGAATCCAGGGATTGTTTATAGGCCGGACCCTATTATGATAGGTTGGAGGGAGGACCTAGGCTGGCGCAATTCTTGCAGAGACAACCTCCCTCCACCTAACTAGAAGTGATATAATGGCCACAAAAAAGACATCGATGTTTACGCTTACCGAACGAATTACAATCAGTGCAGCTGGATCTGATACAAATGCAACTATTGACCTAGGGTCATATGTTGATGTTGGTGATCGTCAAGCACTTCAAATTCACAGTGTTGATTTCATTTACCAAGGTAGCACAGCTAGTGCTTCTGCACCTTCCGACATGGGAGGCGCTGGAACTGTCGTTTGTCAAGTTATGGACTTGAACCGAGGTGGACTTGTATT